TTGCGACCTGCGCAAAATACCTGTGCTATACTGCTCCTAAGCTTTACAGCGAAAATTTGCAGTTATGGTACGATGTCGTGAACCAGCACGATGGTCGGGAGGGATAAAACCGGCGACGGTGCCCTCTCCAACTGTACGGTGTACCTGTTCAGTCAATGAACGCCGTACTAAGGAGACCATAAGGTCGGGCCTGAAGGTCGTTCGGATTCGCTTTCACCTGGCAAAAGGTGAGCTACCGGACCTAGGACCCGCCGATCTTGGCAAGTATCTCCTTCATCTCCTTTCTCCCCCCGGGGAGAAACCTTTCCCCCTTCCGTTCCCCCGAGCCCAGCTCGGTTGGGACGGTCCCTTCCCTCACCTCGTAAGGTTGGGGCGCTACGATAGATGGCTCTTTGCTCAGTCATTATCGTCTATTAAACGCGCGCTCCCGAATCTCACTTGCGAGAAACACCCCCCCCCCTCAGGGTTCCCTGCGTGGAAGGCCAACGCCTGCCAAGCCACGCCCCCTGAGGCCACCCCCCACTTCCGGGAATTCTGCAGAAGACAGTGTCGACGCTTCTTCCCCGTCGGTTGGGACCGGAACTACACAAGTTTCTGTGAAAGTTTCATTCCATCAGCCTCCTCAAGGGAGGAACCCCTTACTACGGGTTCCGGCTGGTGGGCGGGAAACAGCAACAGGACTGAGTTTCAGGTCGCAACAAGACGAGGTCGAATGCCTTCTTCTGTTAAAGGCAGATTCCGTCTCCGCTACAAGGAGGTCCCGAGTGCCGGGAAGGTGCGCCCTCTAGGCATACCTTCCGTCGAGTACGATCTCCTTGGCCCTCTTCATAAAGCCATATATGATAGACTGTCTAGGACAGGATGGCTGCTGAAGGGACCACCTAAAAGCTCACGGATTAAGCGAGTTTGCCGTTACGAATGGCAAACCTCCGTGGACTTGGTGGGAGCAACCGACGGGTTGCGCTTGGATATCACCGAGGCTTTGCTCGGTGTGATATTGTCGCGCGCCACGTCGATCCCCGGTCGTGTGAAACAACTCGCCTGCGAGTCGTTGTACCCAACGGTACGCGGTTCCAAGGTGACGTTCGGGCAGATGATGGGCACCTACCTCTCTTTTCCTCTCCTCTGCTTAACTAGTTACTGCGCCGCGAAGTGGGCAGTAAGAGGGCTAGAGTCGTCGATTCTGATTAATGGCGACGATTGCCTGATTTCGAGCACAAGCAGGGACGTCCTAGACCGTTACCCCGTTGGGTTTAGGATTAATTCCCAGAAGACTTGTGTCTCCCAGGTAGTCGCCGAGATCAACTCGACGACTTTCTTAAGAAAAGGAAAAGACTGGAAGGAGGTCCAGAACCTGCGGAGGGGGGGGGGCGAGGTATATACCGTTGACGGGCTACGTCATTTGGCCACTGCCTGCATAAAAGCAGGTCCTAAGTGGATGGACGCCTTTAGCCGTAGCGGTATCTGTAAGAAGTACCACGTCCGTATGGAGGATCTTGGGATGCCGTCATGGATTCCCAACGTTTACAAGCAGATCCGGACCCAACGGTGGTACTACCAATTGCCTCCGCCCCGTAGTGTACCCTTGGATGACCGCCTCGTACAAGTCTCCGAAGAGACGACGTACGAGGAGAGGATAGCTCTTTACGAGCTCCTCTTTAACAAAGGGCGCAAGACAAATCAGCAACCTTCTTCGAGAACTTTCATCAGTTCTTTAAGTATGAAGACGGTTCGCCGATACCATAGCGCCCTGAGTTACAGGCCCAAAGGGTTGTGGGAGAAGGAAAGGGAGCTCTTGACCCCTAAGCGTCGTAAGAAGTGGTTCCTGCCAGCTGATTACGAGGGTCGAGAGCGGAAAGTGGAGATGCAAGGAGTGTGGCATCTCGCCTTCGGGCAGACAAATGAAAGGGGGCGTCGCTTGTTTGCGAGGCTCACCGGCGTGGAAACGTGAGGGAGTGCTAACGGATACTCGCATGCCCTTCTGCTCAACAGAGGACAGGGTAGCTGCCTAGGGAGGGTAACGTAGCGGTGCACAGCACGCCAGGGTTCAGA